TATACTTTTATCTATTTATTTACTGTTTATATATTGTCAATAAATACAATCAAAAAAATTTAAAAAATATTGATGAAATTTTTAGTATTTAATAATGTATTAAGGTTGTAATTGTAAATATACCATTACTGGTATGCTTTTAACGAGCATTGTAATATGATAAATTAAGTCATGTATTGTTTGTTATTTCAATAGTTGAAACTTTTATATCATCTGCAAATTTGGCGGTCATATTTAAACTTTTTTCTCAAAAAAGTTTTAACAAAAAAACAATAAAAAATATTAATATAACCAGCATTATCATCATTTGTTTAATTATCAACATTAGAGATTTTTAAATCATTAACAATTTCAGACATTTTAAGTTTTATTTGTAAAAATTATAAAATAATATTTATGCACTTGTATTTGTAGCAAGTAAACCATATTGTTTAAGCGCTTTGACAATATCATCAATCTGGTATGTGGCAGTACCTACACCTCCAGTAAAAGTTGTGTTAAGAAGTACAGGGGTTGTGTCTAAACCTGTTACTTTATTTGTAGTATTAAATTGGTCAATACCGGTAAGACCAAAGAAACTTAATGAGTTGGTTGAATTGCAAATATTAACCTTTTTTGTGTTATTTCTAGTAACAAGATTCACATCACCTCCACATGTAAGTGTTAAATTAACAGCACTGCTAACTGTACAATCACCATTACTTAAAATTTCAAGATCACCAGTACCGGTGTGAGAAACACGAGAATTTAAGGATGAAAGAGTTAAGCCAAGACCATGATTAATTTCAAGATTGGCGAGTTTAAGATCTTCAACGATTTCAGACATTTTAATTTTTTATTTAATATAAAGAAAAAAAAAAATATTTTTATTCGTAAAAAAAATAAAATTTAAATTTAAATTTCATTCGCAAAAGTTAAATTTTTATCTTTAAGTTATATTTTAAAAATATTTTTATCTTTTAATTATATAAAATAAAACTAAATCTAATATGTCCGGTGGTCTTATGCAACTTGTCGCCTATGGCGCTCAAGATATCTATCTCACAGGTAATGCCCAAGTTACCTTCTTCAAAATCGTTTACCGTCGTCACACCAACTTCTCGATGGAATCAATTGAACAAACATTCAATGGTTACGCTGATTTCGGTCGTAAACTCACCGTAACCGTTTCACGTAACGGCGATTTAGTCACCAAGGCCTACCTTCGTGTCACTTTACCCGAGCTTGATCAAGTGCAAAATGGTTCCTCATGGGTTGGTTACGTCAACTCAGTTGGTAACGCTCTTGTCAAACAAGTTGAAGTCGAAATTGGCGGTCAACTCATTGACAGACACTACTCGGAATGGCTCGAAATCTATGGTGAACTCAACCAAACTGAAGCCCACTACACTTCATACAAACGTCTCGTCGGCAAATACGCTTCAGACGTTTCACTCGAAACCAACGCTCTTGAAGAACGTACATACTACGTTCCCCTTCAATTCTGGTTTTGCCGTAACCCCGGTCTTGCCCTCCCCCTCATTGCTCTCCAATACCATGAAGTCAAGATCAACGTTGAATTCCGTTCACTTAACGAATTAGTCCGTTCAGATGTTGTTCTCACCAACCCCACAGATATTGATGGTAACACCGCCTCAATTAAATCAGCCTCAATCTGGCTTGATTACGTTTACCTCGACACTGATGAACGTCGTCGCTTCGCTCAAGTCTCACACGAATACCTTATCGAACAAGTTCAATACAGTGAACCCGAAGGTATTCAATCAAGAGCATCAACCCTTAACAGCCAACTCCAACTCAACCACCCCGTTAAGGAACTCAACTGGATTGTTACCCGCAATGAAAACAGAGCTGCCAACACTCTTACTGGTAACGATATCTTCAACTTCTCATCAAACGCTGGTGGTGATTCATTCGAAACGGCTAAACTCCTCTTCAATGGTCACGACAGAATGAACCAACGTGAAGCCTTCTACTTCCGTGAATTACAAGCATACCAACACCACAGCCGCAGCCCCAGCAAACACATCTACACCTACTCATTCGCTCTTAAACCTGAAGAACACCAACCATCAGGTTCATGCAACATGTCCCGTCTTGATAACGTTAACCTTAACCTTACATTCAACGGCACCAATGTTGTTGATAGTGAACTCCGTGTATACGCCACGAACTACAACGTTCTTAGAGTCATGAGTGGTATGGTTGGGTTAGCATACTCCAATTAAACTTTTTAGAAAAAAGTTTTAACAAAAAATGCTTTTTAGAAAAAAGTTTTAACAAAAAACACTTTTTAGAAAACACTTTTTATATTTTATTAAATTTATCAATTAAATCACTAATTTTATTGATCTTATGTGAAACTTTAACTATATTTTCTTTTACTACTTCTTTTACTTCTTCTTTTACTAGTGAAAAACCATATACTTCATCATCTTTTAATTCTTTATCTAAATATTGATCTAATTGATCTAAACTATTAAGAATCGATTCTAAATTATTCTCTTTCTTCTTTCTTTCAGCCTCTCTTTGCAATCTTAATCTTTCTAATTTTTCTTGTCTAGATTCTGATGGATCCATTTATAAACTTTTATAAACTTTTTAGAAAAAAGTTTTAACAAAAAAACACTTTAACAAAAAAATACAAAACTTAATTATTTTTTTCTAAAAAGTGTATAGTACTCATCTTCATTACGTTCAGAAAAGTATTCTTTGATTTCTGCAATAAATGATTCTGACATGTTTTCTGATGGAATTATCACACCATTTTCATCATATGTTAAATGATACAATGGATCATATTTATTTTGGATAATTATTTGATTTCTTTCGACGTATTTTCGATTCTTTTTTGAACCATGAAAATGGTGTTTAATATTAGTCGGTAAATAACCGATTTTAATACTATCATCATTTTTATTGATATAATTTTGTATATCTTCCTTGTATTTAGTCAGTGAACCATCTGCACATGCAACATTACCAACAAATCCTTGTGTCATAATATAATCACCGCTACCAATTATTCCAGTTTCATAGAGACCGCCTATCTTATCATAAAATTCACGTGTACACGCCCATGCATAACCGGAATGCCAATAATTAGTACCTTTTTGATGTTTGAATTTTTCACCATTACAATATTTATAACCAAAAGATTGCCACATACTCATCGGAGTATTATCATAATCTAAATCAAAACAAACTGTAAATAATTGGATAATATCAAATTCGGTTAAAAGTTTGAGAGTGTCATCAACCCAATGCACACTTTCAAATTCAATATCACCATCAATCCAAGCCATCGCTTTCCAATTTTCCGGTAATAGTTTTTTAACACCTAGATTGATCATATTTTCCTTGTGCCATAAAGCATGTTTGGTTCGGAGTTGTAAATGATTTGGGTTGTCTTCTTTGGTGATTTTGAATTCTTGATCACCATATGCTAATTCAACAACATATAATTTAATATTATCATATTCTTCCATTCTTTCAATGAATTCTTCCATTAATTGCCACCGACGTTTAAATTCACAAACATTCGAAATAACAGTAATCACATGCAAAACATCATCAATTGGATTTTTTGATTTTAAGGCTTTAGTAATTAAATGTTTATTAGACTTAATTAATTTCTTCGATTCAATCAGTTCGATTGTTAAATTATCAACATCAATCATTACCATTTTGCTTTATAATTCTAGAAGAATAACTTTTTATAATAAATATTAATTATTTTTTTCTGATTTTTTTTCCTTACTATAATTTATTATTTTAGATAAAATATCAAATATATACAAAATATAATTACATATACTTATTAACAAACTAATTTATTTAAAAATCTATTCATTGTATCAATTAATCCACGTAATTCTTCATTATTTTCTATATTTTTAATAGTTAATCGCAATGCATTGTCAATTTTTGTATCTTGTCCATGTGTTATCAATGATGTGCTAGAATTTATACTTGATAGTTGTTGTTGTAATATAGATTCAATATTTTCATAATTTTGAAACTCACTATCAAAATCTTTTAATGTTTGTTTGAACATACATAATTTTGATTTAAACTCTTCCCTTTTTGTAATAAAATCTTCAAATGTAAACTGATCAGTGTCTTCTTGATCACTTGAATTAATTGTTACATTAAATAAAGAAGTATTATTTGCATTGTTATTATTTTTATTAGGTCTTTGTAATTCACCTTTTCTATATTTTTTTAATAATTCAGTTATCGATGTTTCATTTTCTCCAGGTTGATTACCAAAGCCAAAAGTTTCTCCTCGACTATTTGTATATTTTTCTACCGGTTGAGTTGGATAAATTTGATCATCATTACCACCTGTTCCACCTTTTTGTTTTCTAACTTTATTTTTTGTGAATCTTTTATTGAACTTTCTGCTTTTTGAACTTTTTTGTGTTATTTTAACTGTCATTTATTATTTATACAGAAAATTTTAATAATTCGCAACTTTTTCAACATCACGATGGGAATAATGCAATTCGATACCAGATGAAGTTTCTACATAACCTTGAATTTTTAAAACTCCATTCGGATGATGTACTGAATTATGACACTTCTTACAAAGAACTACAAGATTAGATTCGCGATTCTTATCAATTGAACCAATCTTACCATTATTATCAGCCGTACATTGGAATTTAATATGATGAACATCATCTCCGGGACCTTGACATACTTGGCATCGATCAATCCGTACATTTTGATTATATTTTGACGGTTTAATGTTCAAAAAAGTACCAAGAATTTCATTGGTGATTTCATTACGAATATTAAATGCTTCCTCTAAGAAATCATCTTCTAATCCCATCGCTTTACATACTTCGAGACCATAAGTTGAAGGACCCGAGCCTTCTTTCAATTTACGATCGTAGATGAGTTTTTCATTGGCTTTATCAAAAATTACACTCAAATGATAATTCTTAACATTGTCCAATTGAATTAGATGTTGATTGTCTGCTAAGAAATGAAGATGAGTTGCAAAAATAAACTTGGCTTTATTCTTTGATAGTTTTTTGATACCGGCTGTAACAATTGCACTAGCCGAAACGGTTTCTGTACCAGAACATAATTCATCACCAAGAACCAGACTTTTATTACCTGCATGTTTAATAATTGATTTTAGTTCACTAATTTCAACTTCAAATGTGGATTGTCCCTTGAAAATGTTATCATTATTCCAAATACGTGTAAATAGATACTCAAATGGCGAATAACGAAATTCCTTACATGCCACAAAAAAACCGGCTTGGGCTAGAATAAGATTAATACCAATGGCTTTCATCAGAGAAGATTTACCACTCGCGTTAACCCCGAATAAAAGAATTCCATCTAGATTGTCTAAACCCAGTGTTAGATCATTATCAACATAATGTACTTTTTGGTTAATATGTTCAATAATTGGATGACGAATGCCTTTAATATCAAGGAAACTTGTTTGTTCTTCTTCTGCTACAATAATAGGACATGAGTAAGATTTCTCAATTGCCATTTTAGCACCCGCCTTAATGATATCAATGTTTGTTACAAATTTAGTAATTTCATTTAATGATGAAAGACATTCAATTGCGATATTGTAAATGGTCTCTTTGTAAACAGATGTTACAGTTGCTTTGAGAGATTCCATCTCAATTTTGATTTTTTTGTTTTGTTTATCAAATAATGAATATGGTTCACTTGAAAATTGGGTGTTCGGTTTATCTTTTTTATTTGAATGAGACTCTTTTTCATCTTTAAGGACAATAATAACATCATTATTGGTATGAGATCGTGATTTATTTGTTGATGAAATTGATTTTAAATCAATTGAATATTTATAATAATCAATTGTAACATTTCCGGTTGTAAGATCAACAATCTCCATTGGTACATTCAAAACAATTTCTTTTTGTCCAGCATTGATCATATCCGTGATTTTATCATTTAGGATAGTAAAACGATTTTTGGTTAAATAAACATGATAATCAAATTGTTCACCATAATCGTATCTAGCAATACTCTTTAAATTTTTCGTAGCATCACGCTCATTCACCATAATATCAACCCATTTTGCGAATTCTTTAAAAATATTATGAGAATGGTCAATATTAAATTGTTGCTGATCTAATTCTTTATTGCATCCAGTTTTAAAAAAATTACGATCAATCTTTTCAAGGGTGTTAAAAATAGCCTTTTCCAGATCAAATGTCTCGTCTAATTTTTTAACAACTGCAGTAAATTGATCCCAAACTTCTTTCGATGGAAGAAAATTTTTAATATGATCTGGTCTGCGATTAATAATTACATTATAGACTTCGATAATTGCTTTATATGAAATCAGTAATCCAGACAATTCGTTTGGCATCAAATTTCCCATTGCAATACGACGATGGAAACGTTCTAAATCACGGATGTTCTTTAGACAATATTCCAGTTCTAGATAAAAATCTTTGTTAGGGACTCCAAATGAATTGTAATTCATCACTTCTTTGATTTCGGAATAACGTTGTTTTAAAACATCTGGATCACGAATAGGATTCAAAAGACGATTACGAAATCCACGTCGTCCAAGCACAGTACTAGTCATATCTAGAATCTTAATCAAAGAGGGTTCTCGTGAATTAAAACGGTTATCAATAATGTTTAATTGTTCAAGAGAATTGTTGGCTAGAATAAGTTGAGTATTCATTTCCCATACTTCAGGAGGACGAATTTGATTCAACATAATATTAGAATGATCTAAAATGTATCGAAGAAGAAGCATGAAACTTAGTCGTCCATATTCTTTGTATTGAAGACCAAGTGCATCAATAATTGATACCTTAAGTTTATGACTGAAGATCTTTTCAAAGAATTTGCATTGAGTTTCATGCATTTTTTCAATTCGTCCGAATTTAATAAAATTATAACGATATTGACGATTTGCCAGATTAAGAGCATTAACGAGGTCAGTTTCAGATACATCAGTATCCAATGTTTCAATCAAAACCTCGCGAGGGTTCTTTGCTGAAATGAATTTTTGGATTTCATCATATGAAAGCATTGTTTTTTGATCAAATGCAAAAGTTTCATATACTGTTGCTTGACCGGTAATACTATCAAGAGATGACATACCAATATATAATGTTGATGTTTTAGGATTTAAACGATTTTTTACTTTTTCAAGAACTACCATTACAATAGTATTACTATCCTGTGATGTACGAAGATTAGTACCAGGAGAATAAATACCTTCGAGACTACGTGTTGTACCCGCACATTGTTCATCTTGTTTAATAACAACAACAGTCCATCCATATTCGTCCACAAGAATGTTTACAAATTTATCAAGCATATAAACAGGAAAACCTGCCATGTATACTTTTGCGTCATTTGAAAAACCTAGACAAACTTTTTTTTGTGAAACTGTTAAATTACAACAATCTGAGATTTGTTCGATTACACCAATTCGTTTCCCATCAGGGAATTCAGCACCATAAATTTCATAAAAATCACCGACTTGAATATAAATAGCAGTTTTAGGTCCAAACTGCTTTTGATATTTCTCAATATCAGCGAAATAAAGATCAATAACTTTGGGTTTTTCTAATTTTACAGGCATTAAAATATTTCTTTTTTGATACTTATATATATAAATGTAGCATGATGTTATATTAAAAATACTTTTTAGAAAAAAGTATGGTCAAAAAACACTTTTTTCTAAAAGTGTGATCAAAAAATATACTCAAAAACTAATTGGTTTGGGATAAATATATTTTTTTATGTATATAAATTATAATGTCTGAAATATACAACGATATTAAAGTTAATTTGGTTGAAGCAGTCGGTAATTTAGGTATAAATCTTACATCTACTGATACTAGAATCAATCATACAAAATCAGGAACCCTTGATATGTTATCAAATGGTACTATTAATATTTCATCTGGTAATTCAGAAATATTCGACCAAGATTATAATGTACCTGGTAATATTAATATTGGTTCTAAAGATGCAACTGAAACAACCGAGGATCCAATTTCAATTAATATTAGAGGCGGTAAAGGAACAGCAAATATTGAAGGTAGTGCAATTTATATTGCAAGTGGTTCAGGTGGTGACAATTTAAATAGTTATGGTGGGGAACTTTCAATTAGATCTGGTCAAGGTCGCGGAACCGGAGATGGTGGCCAAATTGAAATTGTAGCAGGGCTTGGTACATTAGGTGATGGTGGAGATATTTATATTAACGCTGGTAATAGCGAAAATGGAGAAAATGCAGGAAATATATCAATACAATCAGGATTATCTAAAAATAATAAATGTGGCGATGTTAATGTTTGGTTAGGACCATCACAGTCTAACCAGATATCTCTTTTTGCTCCAACCGGTAGATTTAATGTAAATTATGGTGCTTTTAAGTTATCAATATTTGATAATACCACGACAAGAACTGATAGAATACCAATCCCAGAAAAAGGTGATATGTGCTTTGTTGGTGATAAAATAAATGTTTATGATGGACTAGCATGGAGAACACTAGCATATGACCCATAACCACCACCATAAAACACTTTTTATTTTCTTTTTGCTAACACTTTTTTTTAAAAAGTGTAAAAAAATTGAAATCATAAAAATAGAATAAAATAATCTAAGACAATTATAAAGATAATCAACTAAATAAGCATGCTTGTACCAGTCCGCTGTTTTACTTGTGGCAAAGTCCTCGGGAATAAATGGGAATATTATCTTCAACGTTTACGTGAAGAACGTTTTAAGAAAGAAATTGAACTTAATGAAGAAGACGAAGAATTTATGGATCTTAGTCTACCAGAATTTGAAAAAACTGTTGCTGGAAAGGTTCTTGATGAAATTGGATGTGTTCGCTACTGCTGTCGCACTGTCCTCTTTACATGCATCGATCTTTCAGAAGAAATTTCATACTAACACTTTTTAGGAAAAAGTGTGGTCAAAAAACACTTTTTAGGAAAAAAATTTATTTGTAAAATTGATTTTTTATTTAATATTAAAAAATAATGTAGATATTTGAATCTACTTTTATTAAATGGATTGTTCCATTTGTTTAGAAAAAGTTCCTAATAAAGGTTATTTTGAAACTTCTTGTCATCATAAATACCATAAAAAATGCATTGAACCATGGTTAAAAGAGCAAAACACATGTCCTACATGTAGAGCCTTTCAACCTAGTACTACTATTAACATTCCTCCGCCTCCAAATATTGTCATTAATATCAGGAATTTAGAAGTCCAAACTGATAATCAATATGCACATAGAAAGAGAGTTTGCTTAGGAAGTGTTCTATTTTGCTTTTACTTTCTATTTAGTATGTATAATGCAGTAATTGTATCATTAGTTAAAAGTGTCAATGAATCTGCCCAATTATCAGAAAATTTATTGACGATATTATATATATTATTATGTGTAACTATGATACATTATTTAGTAGTTTATAAAATATCTGGATTTATGATTTTAGTAGGTATTGGATTACATACAACTATTTTGGTATTTTACGTTATATATTGTGTAAATATGTATAAATATTTTGATACATTGCCATTGTATTTGCAAATAAATTTACCGATTTCGTTTGCATGTCATATACTAACAGAAATTATCTGCTTTAGTATATTTGTTAAAAAAATATATAAAAGTTGTGATTAATTAAGGTTATGCTGAATATACTAATGCACCTTGACCTGCTTTAATTTCTAAAATATTATAGTTTCTAGCATATACTGTAACTGAACCATCTGGTATGTTATCTGTGTAAGTTAATGAAAGGATTACAGAGTTAAGCATTGAAAAGTTTAGATGTCCAGAGGGTTGAAATCGATGGGGTTCCATACTGAAAGAGTGTACATAAACAAAATTTTTAGGAATACGGTTGTAATATTTGTAAGTATTAACCAATCTAAAATACGCACCACTTTTTTCTTCCATTAGATCATGTCCATTAATTTTCCATTGACATGCTTTGATTGGTTCTTGTGGTTCTAATTGGGCTTCGATATAATTCATTGTTTTACTAAAATTAAGCCAATCGTTGGTGTTGCTAATCGCATCGGCTTTATAAATCCAAAAAAGTTCTTTAACTGGATGGTTAAAGAAAATTTCAATATTATCATTAACTGTATTTCTAGCAACACCATTACCGTCATGCATTTGTATTTGTTCGATTAAATACCGATGTTCACCTTGTGCAAAAAATCTTCTTTCTTGACTGCTAAGAAAAATAAAGTCACAATGAAGAAAACCATTGATATTGTAAATCGTTGACGGTGGTCTGTCGGTCATAGTAGAACCAGAATACCATGCTTCATCAAAATCACGTAAAACCAAGTTTACTTTTATTTCATGATATTGAAGCCCAACCATTGGTAATGCTTGACTGATATGACGACAAAACCAAAATTGTAACGGGATGAATAGAGTTGTTTCATCAGTTTGAGAAAAACGATTATAGTTATCATGTTTTGCAATCATTGCATAATAACCATTCTTCTTTTCTTCTGATAATTCAATACTGCTTAAGATTTCCATAAATTCACCTGTTTGTGAATCTATTTTAATACCCCCGATTTCAATAGAAATTTCCTTAATTAAAGAATGTCCTGTTGCATTTATCCAACTGATAGTTGGTGTTAATGCAGGCAATCTTAATTCTAAAACCATTCGACTTAATAAATCTGCTTTTCTAGGTATAACTACTGTTGTTTTTTTTCCTAATATCAAACCTTGATCAAAATGTATAGGTATTGATTCTACCGCAAAATGAGTATGGTGTTTATAAACATTTTTAAAAAAACTTATTTCAGGATTTCCTACAAATTCACTGTCTTGTTTTCCTAATGCTACTAAAGCCAATAAAGATCCTGTCATTTGTTATTATTTTTATCTAATATATATTGATCTTATCTTGATCTTATCTTATTATCAAAATGAGAAAAGATAAATAATTTATAAGCGTTTCAATATAAAAATATTTATATTATTATTTTACAAGATTCAGAATGACAAAAGATAAAGAGAAAGTTAATCATGAAAAAACAAAAGGTCAACGAGTTATGGAAATAGTTAAGGCCTTTAAAAAAATAAAAGAAATTGGATTTCCAGATGATACACCAGCATTAGTGGAATTTAAAAAGATTTCAAATCAATTCATTGATGATGGTATTCCAGTAACTGGAAAAATACCAATGGAAGGTTATGATCGTATGTTATGTTATATATTAACAAATCATAATCTTAAAGAATCAACAATTGCATTGATGGCTACTAAAAAATAAAATTGAATTTATGTGATAATCAATTGGATATTGTAAAAAATGAACAACAATAACAGTATCAACAACAATTATAAAGATGATCGGATTCTACGATTATTGACTCAAATTGGAAATCTTGTTGGAGAGAATTATAAGAATGAAATGAGTTCTAAATTCAATTCTGTCAAATCTGATGTATTTTTCAAATTCTCATTTTATCTATTTGGACTATTGCAAAATTCCTCATTAAATCGTGGAATTTTTGAAGATCTATTTTTAAATGAATTGAAATACTTCATAGATAATAATGGTGGTACGAATATTATTAATTTAGATATACAATTTAGTGATTCAAATTTTAGCAACAAGATTGAAGCATTTTTCAAAGAATATTTTACTATTCATGGAAGTGAAAACCAATTACCATTTGATTACATTATTGAATCAATGAATATTGTTAATGATATTAATAATATGTCGATTGATGATTAATAGTAATTTGGTATGTTTTTGATAATACTTTTTCTTAAAAAGTATTTTTTGATAAAACTTTTTTCCTAAAAAAGTTTATTTAATAAAATTGATTTTACATTTTACTAGATGTAATATAATATTCAATAGCAAATATATAATCATAATCTAAAACATGTCTCCTACCTGGCATAAAGATATTTCAAATAATGGTGTCCTTTATTACTGTCAACCTAGTAAGAAATTTAATTCTGAAAAGGTTGCTGGTTTTGATCTTGATTGGACAATAATTCGTCCTGAAATTGGTAAACTATTCCCTATTTCTATGGATGATTGGTGTTTTGCATATAAAATGGATAAAATTCATGAATATTTTAAAAATGGATATAAAATTGTTATTTTTACTAATCAAAAAGGTAGTTTTCAGGGAAAAGGTAATGTGTCATTTGAAGACTTTCAAGAACGTTGGTTTAAAATTCTAGAATGCCTTAAAGTTCCTGCTTATATTGTCGCATCAACCCAAAGTGATTTTAATCGTAAACCTTCTGATAGAATGTGGAAATTTGTTGAAAAGAATCTTAATGGAGATGTCAAAATTGATAAGAACGCTAGTTTTTATGTAGGTGATGCTGCAGGAAGACCAAACGATCATAGTGAGTGTGATATTAAATTTGCGATTAATATCGGAATTAAATTCATGACACCTGAAGAATTCTTTGAAGGATCTACTAAATTTCCTTTTGAAACATTGAAATCCAAATTATTGGGATTCAATCCCAAAAAATATATGGAAGGTATCTCAAATATTGAAAAGATTAATCATAATTCATGGCATCTTATCAAAGAAGGTTTAACAGAACCTACGTTACGTGTTATTGTTATGGTTGGTTCTCCTGCGTCTGGTAAAACATCATTAACTCATCAATTACTTCAAGTAGATAAAAATCGTAAATGGCATATTTATAGTTTAGATCTAGAAGGTACTAAAAAGAAATTAAAAACCAAACTATCTAAAATGTTAAGTGAGACTTCGGATGGAGCAATTATTGATGCAACAAATGCCACTATTGATACACGGGAAGAATGGATTCAAACTGTTAAAGCAGTTGATCCTAAGATTGATGTATGGTGTGTTTATGTTAATGTTCCCAAAGATTTAACATTTCATCTAAATAAACTTCGAGGAATCCGTAAAGAAATTGATCCCGAATATTATTCGAAAAATGTTCCTACCGTTGCTATCAATGCATATTGGAAGAAATTTCAAGCCCCTACAACTGAAGAAAACTTTGGTAAAATTATTGAATTTGATTTTGAACCAATATTCAAAAATAAAGAAGAGAAAAAGCAATTCATGACTTGGCTTTAAGCCAGTTCAAAATCAATCATATCATATTCTGTTTTACTAATTTTTAATTTAATTTTATCAAACATTTGATAATTATTTTTTTCATTTTTAAGACTTTTATTATCGTAAATTAATTTAATTTCGGATAGTTTTGAAATATGTAACATATATTTAGATCCTAATCTATCAATAAAAACGGATATTCCAGTTGGAGTAACATTAATAATTACACCATCAAAAGTCTCATTAACTTTGGCTATTTTAAAATTATTATATGATTCAATAAAATGTTCAACCATATCCTGTTTTAACTCAGATTCATTCATTTCATTTAAATATTTTTTAACATCAATTTGATATCCTTTCAATAAACAATGGTTTACTAGATCAGATGAACGACGAATAGGAGATGTCCAGTGAGTATAGTTTGATATACCAATACCATAGTGAGAATCATCATTATCTGTATAGTAAGCCTTAATTAATAAACTTTTTATAATATATTGTAAAAGTGTATCGTTATGGGTGTATTTATACGATAGTGATACAATATCATCCCTGGTATTTATTTCATCATTAAAGTCTTCTTGATTTTTAAATTTCAAATATTCTTTTAATAATTCTAACTTATTTGCTTGTGGTTCTGGATTACAACGAAATAATCTTTTAATTTCAAGACACATCATTTGATTAACATGAATCATCCAATATCTAACCATTTCATGAGACTTAGTTTCTTTGGATACAACAAAGTCTTTCATTGATTTTTTGATTATTTGAGATGCATTATAAATGATTGAAAAATTAGGATTTTGATCGAAATTTTCATCAACAAATTCGTACCAATATTTGTGTTTTGATCTAATAATTGAATAATACCATCCAACATATTCTATTTTTTGCTTAGATGTATCATAAATAAACTCACTTGTCACTACATTTGTGTCTTTATCAGGTAAAATGGAACAATGATTATCTGCATATTCTCTTGGTATCATTGTCCAATTTTTTTTAACACCATAATACGTATTACCACGTTCCATAACTTTTTCGAAGATTGAATTAGATGGATTAATGTAATGTGCAACATCACTAATATGTACATAAATATGTATTTTATCTTCTTTAATTTCGATACTAAAAGCATCATCACAATCTTTAGATGTAAAAGGATCGATCGTCATTGTTTCTAGATATCTTTGGTCACGTGGATTATCATTCTCTCTAGGTATAATAATATCAGTTTCTTTTTGAATGAATTCATTTAAATTAAATTTCTTTTCTAGGATGTTATCAATATCATCATGTAAAACTGAAAGTAGTTCACCTTGGATCTGATTATTATCATCTGATATGACTTTAACAAGTACCCAATCATTTTTGTTTAACTTAACACAGGTATTGATAATAATCATATTACTTTTTTTTAATTCTGGTACAAAAATATAAATATTTTTTTTATAGATATGATGGACAAATCCTACAAAGTTTTTGTCGATTAAGTTGAAATTTATAACCTTACCATAATACATATTGTTTTCTTCAGTGTATTCTACTTCTACAATTTGATTATGAAAACTTCTATTTAGGTCAGATTTATTTATATAAATAGTTTTATTATCAACATTAATAAAACCATTTCCAAATTCATTTACTATTAATTTTCCTTTAGTTATCATCGAAAGATTTCTATCAGTAATACTTAACAATAAGTTTATATTAGAAAATGATAAACATGTTATTTTATCCATTAAATGAAATAATATAATATATTTTTAGTATATACTATATGCGAATATCAATATCATAATAATGTCCAATTCAAAAGGCGATCAAAGAGAATTTGTTAGCAGAGTTATAAAAATATCATATGTAATACTGTCTAACATCATTTTGAGTATTCATAATTATCACTATCAAGATATGACTCTTAATGATTTTTTTTATTACAAATTTGATTATTAGTATTTTTTTATTTTTCTAGAAAATAGAAAATAGAAAATAAATTAAAAGGATTTATATTTTACATTTTTATATTTTTTTTACAATTTTTACATATCATAAAAACATATATGTTTAAGCAAAAACTACTCGATTTATTGGGTCTTACTACTTCACTAAAAAGTACCTTTTTTTATTTCATTGGAAAAACCACAAAAACACTATATATGTAGAAAACCCCTTTTTAAAATTTTAAAATTCGATTTTGTAATTTGCTCTCATAAAATTTTTAAAAAAGTATGAGAGCAAATTACATTTTTGTCTTAAAATGGTCAAAAATGATCAACACTTGACACATAGCATACACTATGGACTTTTTCTACATGGTAAAAAATTCTAAAAATGAAAAGTGTTGTGTTTTTTTGATCAAAAAAGACTCAGTAGGGGAGTTTTTTTGAGTCTGCAAAAAGCAAAATGGAAACACAAATTTAGTCGCTTCTAGATCCTAAAGAGTTTGCAAGGACTATACCACCTAAATTTTAAAGCGGTGTTTTGTACACCGCTTAATAAACTGAAAAAAACCGCTTGGGTATATGATGGATACATGTATCCATTTGCAAAAATCGCTTCTCTGCTATTAAGATTCTTAACTACCTCCTGAAAAAACTTTAAAATTTAGTTACGCTCCAACTATGGCATACAAACGCATAAAGTATGGCATACAAACAGAAAATGGTATTGTATCCATTTTGTTGATTTTTTTCCACTAAAAATGGTACTAAAAGTTACGCTCCAACTATGGCATCCAACAGCATCATTTTTTT